GTTGAAACTAAAAAGACTGCACTTAAAGCAAAAGTTGAATCAGTTAAAACTGGAGAAGTTTTTGTAAAGGCAGACCCAATTAAAGATGTTGAACCAGTTGTTACTAAAATTGGTAAAACTGTTAAAGTAACTACCACGAATAAGAGTGTAACAGTAGAACCAAACGTCAACCCCAACAACCCAAATAATCTATCAAGAGAAGAATTGAGAAATATAATTCAAGGAAGACCAAAAAAAAGAAAGACCCAATCAGATAAAGGTTTATCTAGAAAAGTTTATCCGTTTGTACAAAAGTTTGTTTTAAAAGGTTCTATAAACGAAAAAATTTGGGATGACAGAAAACATAAAGTTGTTGATGATGTAACTAACATAAAATTATTCAGAGGGCCTTTTAAAATTGACTTTGTTTCTGCACATATTGAAAGAAGTGCAGCAGACCTATCTGGGGATTATGTAAAAGTTAAAGACAAAACTAAACTCATATACACAGAGGGTAATAGAAGAAGGAATAAACACTCTATCATTCCAGAATTTACAGGAAAACAATTAACTCTTAAAGATGGGCCTAAAAATCTGAATATTGCAAGTGCAACTAGAGTCATAGTAAAGTATAAGTTTTATAGTACAGTAGACACAGATTATAGTGGTTAGTCGTTATAAATAAAAGATAAAATAGGAGTCCATTAACAATGGCACAATATGACGCTGGTTCACAAAATAACATTGCAAGAAATGTTAGACAATATACAGACCTAGATTTATTCTTTGGTAAGAAATCGTCTAACTCTGATGTGCAAGAAATAACTGACATCAAAGCCGTGAAGCGTTCTATTCGTAATCTTGTGTTACTCAATCATTATGAAAAACCATTCCACCCAGAGATTGCATCTGGTGTTAGGGATATGTTATTTGAATTGATGACTCCAGTAACAGCAACTATACTTGCAAGAAAAATTGAAGATGTTATTAACAACTACGAACCGAGAGCAAGATTGATATCTGTGACTGCATTACCAAATTTAGATCAAAATTCATATGAAGTGTCAATAGAATTTTATGTTGTGAATCAACCTACAGAATTAGTTGACTTAACAATCATGTTAGAGAGAGTACGATAATGGCCGTTAATAATAGAAGACTTAAAGTTACAGAACTTGACTTTGATAATATTAAAAGTAATCTTAAAACCTTTCTAAAAAATCAAAATCAATTTAAAGATTATGATTTTGAAGGTTCTGGTATGAACATTCTTTTAGACACACTTGCATACAATACACACTACTTAGGTTTTAATGCAAACATGGTTGCAAACGAAATGTTTTTAGATAGTTCATCACTTAGGTCAAGTGTGGTATCTCATGCAAAAACATTAGGATACGAAGTTACCTCTGCAAGAGCTCCGACTGCAACAATAAATGTTTCTTTATCTACACCAGCAGCTTTTAAAACTATGCCTGCTGGTACTGCATTTACAACAACTGTTGATGGAGTAAGTTATCAATTCGTTACAGTATCAGATGTCACAGTATCTAATAGTTCTGGTGCTATTGCTTTTGACAGTACAACAATTTATGAGGGTACATATGTCACATCAAAATTTCTAGTTGACACAGATGATGTAGATCAACGATTTGTTTTAACCGACCCAGCAACAGACACAACTACTCTTACTGTTAAAGTTCAAGCATCTGGAACTGATACTACAACTACAACATATACAAAGGCAACTGACATATCACAACTTACTGGTGCAAGTACAGTTTACTTTCTACAAGAAATTGAATCAGGAAGATTTGAAGTATACTTTGGAGATGGTGTCATCAGTTCTGCTTTGTCTGATGGTAACATAGTTCAATTGCAATATGTAGTTACAAATAAAACTGCAGCTAATAGTGCATCTGTTTTTACATCTCCATCTTCTATAGATGGTGTTACTGGGATTACTGTTACAACTGTTGCATCTGCGATTGGTGGTTCAGAACCAGAAACAATGAACTCAATAAAATTAAATGCACCACTAGACTATGCAGCTCAAGGTCGTGCAGTTACAACAAAAGACTATGAAGTATATGTAAAGAAGTTATTTGCAAACACACAAGCAGTTTCAGTTTGGGGTGGAGAAGATGGTAGTTATGATTCAAGTACAGGTGTGAGTTCTAATCCAGAGTATGGTAAAGTTTTCATTTCAGTAAAATCCACTACAGGACAAAATTTAACTTCAGTACAAAAATCAAACTTAGAAAAAGCACTTGGGCCTTACAAGGTCGCATCTGTTACTCCTGTGGTTGTTGATAATGAAACTACAAATATTATTTTAACAACAACTATTCAATATGATTCATCATCTACAACTTCTAGTTCTACAGATATTGCATCTTTAGTTACAACAACAATTAGAGATTACAACGATTCAGATTTACAAAACTTTAACTCACCATTTAGACATTCTAAATTATTAGGATTGATTGATAGGACAGATACTTCTATTTTAAATAATACCACAACTGTTGTATTAGGAAAGAAGTTTACACCAACATTAAATCTCTCTACATCTTATACTGTTAATCTTAGTAATAAATTATACAATCCTCACCCAGGCCATAATTCAACTGCTGGAGGTGTTGTTTCATCAACTGGATTTTATTTGGGTGGAGTAACAACGAATGAATATTTCTTTGATGAAGATGGTAGAGGTGGTCTAAGAATCTATTATCTTGTATCTGGTACAAGAACATATTTTAATTCTGCAGCTGGTACTGTGGATTATACAAACGGAACAATTAAAATAAATTCAATGGTAATAACAGGTATTGCAGATGTTGATGGTATTAGTTCTACACAGGTTCGTGTAACTGCAATTCCAGATTCATATGATATTGTTCCTGTACGAAATCAAATACTAGAAATAGATTTAGTGAATACTAAAGTGACTACTTCTGTTGATGCAACTGCAACAAGTGGTGTAGGTTATACAACAACGCAGACTGCATCTGGTTCTAGTACAACAGTATCAACTGCAACCTCTACTGCAACTGCATCATCAAGTTCATCATCTAGTTCATCATCTAGTTCATCTTCTTCTTCAAGTTCATCATCAAGTTCTGGATATTAATAAATGGCCGATCAGAAATCAAAATTTCTAACTAAGATATCTCCTCTGATTGAAGGACAAGTTCCTGATTTTGTTCAGGCAGATCACCCAGTATTTGTAGATTTTGTAAAAGATTATTTTCAGTTTTTAGAAGCTGGTCGTTTAACTCTTACACAAACAATTAATTATATTTCATTAGAAACAAACACCTCTGCATATATTATTAACGAACAAGATGAAGAAAGAGTTGTAACAGAAATAGGTGAGGGTACACAAAGTCAGTTTGTAAATGGAGAAACTATTACTGGTAGTATCTCAAAGGCAACTGCAACTATACTGGTAGAAGATTCTAGAAACTCATACATCTATATTACTGGACAACAACTATTTCAAAACGGAGAAACAGTTACAGGAACAACCTCTACATCTACTGCAACTGTGGTTGAGTATCGTGGAAACCCAATACAGAATATCCAACAGATGTTGGAATATGCAAACGTAGATAATACACTCTTTGATTTCTTAGACAATATGCGTGATTCATTTATGGAAGCAATACCAGAGAATCTTGCAACTGGTGTTAACAAAAGAAATCTAATAAAAAATATTAAAGACTTATACACATCAAAGGGAACATCAGAGGGTCATAAACTTTTTATGAGAATGTTACTTGGAGAAGAAGCTACAATCTTCTATCCAAATGTTTACATGATGAGAGCTTCTTCTGGAGAGTGGGGTCAAAGGATTGCACTAAGGGTTACATCAATTGGTGGTAGTTCTGGAGAAGAAGTTGTAAACCAAGTTGTGACTGGTCTTACTTCTGGTGCAACTGCTACAGTAGTTAGTTCTTTAACTCAACTACAGTCTAGTGAAGTTTATAATGATTCTGTTACTGTATTAGAAATAGTTCCTATTGATGGTACATTTACAGATGCAGAAACAATAACTGGTATATCCACTTCAAGAGATGTCACAGTTACATTTACTGTTCAACCATTCATCACATCTACTGTAGTTGTCAATGATGGTATTTTACATACAGATCAAGAAGTAGTAACAATAGAAGCTGTTGGTAATGAAAACGCAACTATGGTTGTTGATGGTATTACGAGTGGTTCGGTTAGTGAAATTATTGTAGATGATGCTGGTTCATTATATGAAGAAGGTGATAAACTAACATTTACTTCTGATACTGTAGACACAGATGTTTCAACTGCAACTGGTTTTGTAAGTATGGTTGGTGGTGGTTTTCAACTTGAAGATAGTTCAGACAGACTTACTTTAGAAGCAGGAACAGTATCTAGATTTGTTCCTTTTGAAATTTTACTAGAAGATATTCAAGCAGATAAATTTGTTGGAAATGGAACTACACTTGAGTTCACACTTGTAAATACTTCTGCAACTACTGACGATTTAATAGTTACAATAAATGATGTAATTATATCTGCAATTGCAAATGATAAAACAACTGTGTTCACATTAATTGGTGCTAAGATTACATTCGCTCTCGCAAGTGTTCCTGCTGTTGGAGATCAAATATATGTTTATTCTAATAATGATAAACTAGTATTAAATGGTACTGACCCAAGTTCTACAAATGCAAATCATAGTATACTTACTGAACTCGAAGAAGAACTATTTGACATATACCAAACACCAACAGATAGTTTCGTTTTAGAAAATGGAACATTTGCAAATGAAGCAGAAGCAGGACAGATCATTAAAGCATTTGTTAATGGTGGTATTGGTTACACAAAACTTCCAACTGTTGCAGTAACAGAAACTACATCTGGTACAGGTGCAAAACTTATTACAACCACAAATGATATTGGTGCAGCTAAATCATTTAAGATTACAGATGGTGGTTTAAGATATAGAACTGTAAATCCACCAGAGTTAGAACCTACTGCTCACTTTGTTCTTAAAGATGTTACTGGAACTTTCGCAGCTGGTAACACTTTAACAAGTCATACAGGAACTGTCAAGGGGTTTAATACTTCTACCCAACTACTTGACACCAGTTTTGCAGATGTTATAAGATTAGAACAAGAGAGTGATGGTGCAAACAATAATGAAGGTATCGAGTTAGAACAGGCAACTGAAATAAAAATACCAGAAGGTATTCTTTTAGAAACCGAACAAGACTTTGATGATGGAGAAGGTATCATACTTAATGGTACTGGAACATTTACACCAGCATCACAAACCATTACATTTTTAGTTAAGGCAGTTCAAAATGCTGACTTGATTACATATTCATTTACATTTAATAATGACACACAACCAGCGTTAGTTTTATTTGAAGGTGATACAGTTAAATTTGATTTGTCTCATGAATCATTGTATAATGTTACTGCGATTTCTAACTTCCAACTTAAATTTTCTGAAACATTTGGTGGAACTCATTTAGGAGGACTTGAATACACAACTGGGATTACAACTTCTGCAGCTAATATTGAAATTGGAACATCTGGTGCGTTCATACAAATTGTTGTAGCAGATACTTCTCCTACACTATTCTATTATTCCACAAACTTTTCTGGTATGTCAAATAGAGTTGATACTCATTCACATATACCAATCGTACTGAATGGGGGTAGTAATTTAGTATTAGATGGAACAGATAGATTTGATGCATTTGTTTTAATTCAAGATAGTT